CTGTATACCGAAACGAAGCAGTTCCTAAAGCGCGGACGTTATCGGTAGTTGGTCGCCAAGTGTTGCTGTCGCCCGCAAAAATAGACGTGCCAGGAAAGGTACTTCCTGTCGCTAAAACAACGCCGTTAACGCCTCCTACCACGGCATATGCGCCGCTCTCACCAAAGTAAGCGTTAGAGCCGCTACCACCATCAGACGTAGCGTACGATGTTGCGCGGAAGGTGTTGGTGTAGCTTGTAAAGTTCTTTTGACCGCTAATTGTTTGGGTATCAGTCGTTGTGACGATCCCTGCGCCTGTAAGCGATGATGCGCCTGTACCACCGCTACCTGTGGCAAGCGTACCGCCTAGCGTCAAAGTGCCAGACGTCGTGATAGGGCCACCGGTAAGCGTTAGCCCCGTCGAGCCGCCGCTGCCGCTCACGCTGGTTACCGTACCGGTATTTGTGGCGCTTAACGTGCCGCCTGAGTAACTTAATCCTGACCCAACGCTGACGTTACTGAATTCGCCTGAGCCATTATTTGCAAGCAGTTGAGCACTTGATCCGGTAGGCGATGCAGGAACGCCAAGCGAAGATCGTGCGCCAGACTGTGTGGTTGCGCCCGTGCCACCGTTAGACACGTTTAACGTGCCGCTAATCGTGATCGTGCCTGATGACGTGATAGGGCCACCGGATGTGGTTAAGCCCGTTGAACCGCCAGAGACATCAACAGAGCTTACGCCCGTAGAACCCGAGGCGTTAATGGTGATGGACCCAGCGCCATTAGTGATTGATATGTTAGACCCAGCAGTTAACGTCGCTAACGAGTATCCAGACCCGTTACCAATCAATAGCTGACCATTCGTTGGCGTTGATGTAACGCCTGTGCCGCCGTAGCCTGTGGTTATGGTTGAGCCATTCCATGTACCTGCCGCTACAACGCCCGACAAGTCAAGATTTTGCGAGTAGACCGTTGTCCACCGCTGACTTAGCGTACCTGAACTGTAAGCCGCAGTTGTTGATGGTCGAAACGACGTTGAATCGCCAACGTACCGTGCGGTGCCTGGGTATGTTCCCCCACTAGCCAACACCACACCGTTAGCGCCGCCTACAACGGCGTAAGCACTACTCTCACCAAAATAAGCGTTACTACCTGTGCCGCCGTCGGAGGTGGCGTAAGTCGTGCCAAGAAAAGTATTGGTGTAGCTTGTAAAGTTCTTTTGACCACTAATCGTTTGAGTGCCGGTTGTTGTGACGATACCCGCGCCGCTTAACGACGATGCGCCTGTACCGCCGTTAGCGACCGCTAACGTGCCTGACATGGTGATCGTGCCTGAGCTTGTAATAGGACCACCAGTAAACGACATGCCTGTCGTGCCACCAGACACGTCAACACTCGTGACTGTGCCGTTAGTGGCTACGCTTGGGGGAATGACTGGAGGCGCTAAGTCGGCGTAACTTTGCACTAGCGCTTGTACAACCGAAGGCAGTAACGCTTGGCTATCATCAGCAGACGGGAAAGCAAACGGTGGGTACAGCGCCAAGCTATCGTCAGGCGAAAACTGTACGCTAGGCGGCAGTATGGCTTGATTGTCAGCGATAGACACCGGCGGCACGGGCGGTGGTGCTAGGTCTGTCGGGCTACCAGACACTAGTATATTGATGCTCTGCGCCGGTGGGCCGACTTGAAGATCGTCTAAGCTAGTTTGGTTGTTACCTTGCCCAACTAACGTAAACAGATTTAAAAAAAAGCGATACCATTCCCGCGAAATAAGTCCTGTTCGCTCGTCAATAATGCTGACGCGCGGTGCTGGAATGTTAGTAATGTTAAGCATTAGTCGGCGTTATCAAAAGCTCTGCGCCCATAATCGCAGTCTTCACCGGATCAGTCATCGATAGTTCGTACACACGGTCGCGCAATTTCATCGTCATACCTAGACGACGGAACCAGACGCGGTAGTAGTACTGACCAATCTTGCCGACAGACGTGGTGTGATAGTTAGACCACGTATGACCGCCATCGTCGGACCAACGCAGCATAACTTGAGGGTCTGCTCCTTGCGTTCCAGGCAGGTCTTGTTCCTCGATAAAGTATTCGCCAGACTCAGTAACTAAGTAATTGTTACCTGTCTCAGTGATGAAATAGACGCTTTCTGTCGTGGGGTACCCATTTAAACCAACGCCAGACTCCATATCAATTTGCATCGCGTGATGCGCGGTGCGCTTAAGATTGTTTTGACCTGTCGGCAACGCCCGCCACGAACGCAACCACTTTTGTATTTGTCCGTTATCAGCATAAGTATCAAGATCAAACGCGTAGATGTTGCCGTTTTGATAGTCACCCACAATGATTTGGTTGTTAAACGCCATCTGGCAATTGCTGCGGTGCCGCGTAAACGATCCGTTGCTCCAGCCTGCACGCTCATGCCATGCGCCTGTTGCTACATCGTAGACCCACGTTGTGTTGGCGCTAGGGAAAATAAGCACGTAAAAACTGTGGCCGTCTTGCTGATATGTGTACGCAAGCGCGTCTGTTAGGTTGCCGTACTGTTGAATCTGCCACTCAACCGCGTGGGTACTGATGCGTTGGCCGGTGTAGCCGTTAGCGCGGTAGACAATACCTTGGCCTCTGGCGTCAGCGCCCAACCAAAACAGACCGTTATCCATCTTAGCGATGGTGTACGCTGATATACAGCCAATCTCATTAAACGCGCCTTGGATGCGCTGTAACGGGAAATCGGGCGTACCAGCGTCGTACCAAACTTCAACGGTACTTGTGCCGTACACCCAAACTTCACGATGATCAACAATAAGACCCACCACACCGTCAGGCGATCCTTCAGCGCTTGCAAAGTCAAGCGGATCAATAGACGTGCCATCAAGCAGTTGCGTAACCCAAATACGTTGGCTGTTAGGCTCATTAAAAACAAAGTAACCGTCAATATAGCCAACCGTTACCGCACCAGGAAAATCAGGGTCTATGATCTGGCCAAAGTCGCCGGTGTCAACGTTGTAGATGTAGCTAGGACCGTTGCAGGCAATGAACAACTGTATGCCGTTATCAGCCATGCTGACAGGGCCAGTGCCAGGAATAGAGCCGATAAGCGTAGCGGCGTAACTGGTGTTGATTCGGTACAGTTCGTTACCGGATACAACAAACGCGATACTGTTATCAGACGAAAACGTCCATAACCCTCTAACAGGACCGCTGCCGATCGTAGCAAGGTTTAGTAGACCAGGACAGCGCTGAAGAAACGCGGGCTCTTTGCCGCCCTCCGGCACCACTTCTGGAAATAAATTGACCATCCTCGCATCGGCTGCGTTGACGGAACGGGCAACGTAAGTCGAGCCAAGGATCGGCGTTTTCATTAGAAGTTATTGGCGTAGATGTTGTACCGTTGACGCGTCGCAACAATCGGATAAGGTATCGCCATAAGGTCGCCAGGAAAGTTAACGCGCTTGATGTTGCGCTTACTTGACATGGCAATACGCTGTACCTGCGGCGAAGGTTCCACACCAAACTCAGGCGCTAACTCGCACGCTAGGTTGTAGCGAAACGCACGTAAATAGCCTGGTGGAAAGTACATATCTGTAGAGACGCTTGACACTTCGTTGAGCGTTTCTACTGAAATGATGTGCCACTCTAAGGCTTTAATAGGCACAGGGTAGATAGTCAACTCAATATCAGGAAATGTATTGTTGACCCATAAAACTTGCGGATACGTAGACGTAACCGTCTTAAACGCAATACCATCGTACTGCTGCTGATTGATGAGTTTGACGCCAAACGACAACCCTGATGAAGGGTCTTTAAAGTAAGTTGCGTCGTCAACTTCGATAGGACGATTGCCAACAAAATCACCAGTAGGCCCAAGCGTGCGGGACATGGTGTAAGCAGGCCATGTAAACACCTGATCTTGCGTGCTGAACACCGACAGGCGCTCGGTATCCCATGACTGAATCATTTGATTCATCGCCATGATGGAATCTTGCATCACAGCAACCGAGGGCTGTTCACCTTCGGCCAACACGCCAAGAAGTCTAAGCGACCCTTCAATCAATTCAGCGGCAGTTGTCATGACTCAATCTCCTGAGGTCTGCGACTGCGACGACGTGGTTGAAGTTCGTTAACAGTCTCATGCTCATCCGTTACGGCATTAGGATCATACGCTTCCCAGCCATTTTGTCTGTCATGTTCAGCTTCCATGTCAGATATAGCAACTTTAGCACCATGCGTAGGGTGGCGAAGATAGATGACGGCCATAATTTTAGATGGGGGTAGTTAGCCCCCGCGCCTTTACACGCAATGAATGAGAGCAAAATTGATAACAACTGCTTCAGACAGCGAGCCGCCTGAGATGTTACGCACGGTAATTGACGCAGACCCTGCGCTTATACCGGAAACCCAGCAGTTATACGCGCCAGCCGTAGCACCACCGCTCACGTTCAGAATCAAGATGTCGTTAGTAGAAATAAGCGAGTTGTTTAACGTAAAAGTTACGTTGGTTACGCTCGCCAAAGCTGCGTTATTCATCGTGATCTGACCGGCGGCTTTGTTAAGCGTTACAGCGGTCGATTTGCTAGTAGCCTGAGTTACCGTACCTTGAGCGTTTGCTGTGTAACCAAACTGTTCATCAGACAATATGTACTGCGCGCCGATGATGTCTTGGTCAGTAAAAGCAACGCCGATTGGCTTAGTGTTTGACATAGCTAATCCTTTTAAAAATAGGGGGCGAACCCCCTATCGATTACGCAATCCGATAAGCCGTCCAAGTGCCGTCGCCGGTCTTGCGAGCCAGCCATTGCGACGATGTACCTGCCGATACCGCAGCCGTGCCAACAAGCGTCCAACCCGTGCCTGCCGTTACGGTTACTGCATCTGTACTGTCGATGTTAACCACCGCAAACGTAAACGCTGCATTGATCTTAGCTGCGGAAGAAACTTCAGCCTCAAGCAACGCAACCGTAGGCAGCGTCATTGCGCCAGCGGTGCCGTCAAACGTAAACAGACCGTTTGCTAGTTGAGCCGCTGTGATTGTAGCTGCGCCAGTAAGCGCGGTAGGAGCGCCTTGAACAAACAACAAAGCCTCGCCGGTATTACCGTCGTTGTACTGATAGCCACCAGCACC